CCAACCGTGCGTGCAAACGTGCGCACGCCCACGAGGATCGAGTCGCTGCCGCCACCCACACCCTGCAAGACCACTTCCTTGTGCGTCGCGTCTCCCTCGAACGTGTAGGTCGTGTCGCGCAGCGCGGTCCATCCGTTGCTCGCGTAGGCGAGCGTGAACGTGGCGCCCGTGCCCACGCCGGGGGGGATCACCGTTGTCGCGACCGGATCGACGGGCGGCGTGGTGTAGGCGCCAGCTTCCTGAAGCTTCGCCGTCAGGATCACGCCGGCGCTGACCGTGAGCACACGGATCTTGGTCGGGTGCGTCGTCGGCGTGCCGGCGTTGACCGACAGGATGTCCCCCACGGCGTAGCCGGTGCCGGCAGCAACGATCGAATCGAGCGACGTCGCCCCCTGCCGCGTCGCGATGAGCACGAGCTGGCTCAGCAGGTCCTTGTAGTCCGTCGCCGTTCCAGTGTGCCAGCCCATCAGCTTCCTCCTCCGCTCACCATCGCCCTGACCTTGCCAGCGTTCTGCTGGATGACTGCCATGACCGCCTGCTGCCCACGCGCGCCGGTGATCTGGCGGGGAATCTCGTTGGGGTCTTGCACGATGATGTTCTGGACCGTGACCGGGGTGGGCGAACTGCTGCCCCCGCCCTGCGACGCGTTCGGTGTGATCGAACCCGTCCGGCCCGGCGTGAACACCTCCGGGCCGCCTTCGCCCACGAGGTAGCGCTGGCCCGGCTGCACGGTGCCGCCTGTCTGCTTGGCGCCGGCGAGTCCTGCTCCTGCCGCCGACGTGGCCCCGAAGCCCAGGAGCTGGGCGATGAGAAGCTGGGCGATGATCCGGATCAACTCCTGCACCACCGCGTTGCCGAGCTTCTTCCACTCGACCGTGCCTGTGGTAGCGACCTCGACCAGCGCCGACGTCGCTGCGTCGGCGAAGACGCCAAGCGCACTCTCGGCGACCTTGGCGAAGTCCTCTGCCTGTGCCTTCGCCTTGAGGAAGAAGCGCTCGAAGCCCGCGCCTATCGTCTGCTGGGACTCCAGCAACGTGATCTGCGCGGCGCGCCACCCCCTCTCGATCATCTCACCGGTCACGGCGGGGTCACTCTGAAGGATCTTCAACTCCTCCAACTGCTGCGTGTAATCCGCCAGCGGGCCGAACATGTCCCGCGCTGCTTGGCTGGTGCCCAAGAACTGTGCTCGATTGCCAGCCTGCGCGGTGGCGATCTGATTAGCTGACAGCGTGCCCAGCGCAATCTGTTCGGTCAACTGGCGCTGCGCTTCCTCATAAACCGTCGTCGCCGTCGTGATCTGCTGGTAGCCAAAGCGGTTGGCCAGTAGCGCCTTCTCCTGCTCTTGCAGGGATCGCCGCAGGTTCTCGCTCTCAGGCGTGAGCGCCGCTTGTGCTTCGACAACAGCCCTGAGCTGCTGCTCGAAACCCACGGACGCTGTACGTGCTTGCTCGGTTGCCGCGGCAACGGCCTGGAGATCACTCCGCTGCTTCGCGAGAAACGCAGCATCGCCAACGTCCAGGTCCGTGCTCTTGAGACCCTTGTTCCGTGCGTCGATCCTCAACTTCTCGATCTCCGCAGCTTCTTTGCCGTGCGCGATCAACACGCGCAGCACCTCAATCTCGTCCTGTGTGCTTTTGATCGCGCTACGGATCGGATCGGCCTGGAATGCCTTGCGCATGGCTCTCTCCAGCTCGCCAGCTTGCAAGGTTCCCTCGGCCATCAGCATGTTCAACGCTGCTTCTCCTCGCGCGATCTCCTCCTGTGCGCCGCGGAGATCGCCCATCACATCCGCGACTGCTTCTAATGCGGCCTTGATCTTCAACGTTGCCGCAACTTCTCCAAGCCCATCGGCCCCCAGCCCCTTGTTCCTGGCCTCGATCCGAAGCTTCTCGACGGCCGCAGCTTCCTTGCCGCTCTTGATAAGCGTCTCCAGCACACGGAGTTCGTCCTTGATCGCCAGGACATGGCTCTTGATCGGGTCAGCGTTGAATGTGATGCGCAGAGCCGCTGCGTACTCCTCCGCCGTCAACGTGCCCGTGTCCACCAGGGCGGTGAACGCGGCGACGCCTGTGCTCAGTTCCTCCTGCGCGCTGCGCACTTGCCCCAGCAACTGCTGCTGCTGACGCATTGCCAGGTTGTTCCGGATGCGGGCTTCGATCTCTTTGATGAAGGTGTCACTGACTACGGCCCCCTCCTCGGCAAGCTTGTTCAGCTCCTTGTGCAGGCGCGTCTGGACGTCCAGCTCCTTGCCGACAAGCCGAAGCAGTTTGGCTTCATCGTCCAGCTCCTTGTTGAGTTCGACGATTGCCTTGTGCTCGCGCACGACACGCTCCGCCGCCTTGGCTGCGTCGTCTGCCCCCTTGCGCAACGCCTTCAACGCGTCAGTGGTCCTATCAATCTCGCGGCGGTATGTCTTCGCCGTGCGTCCGGACTCGTCGAAATCGGCGGCGGCTTTTACCTTCTCGAAGTTGCTCGTCAACAATGCGAGGCGCTTCTGTGTCTCCAGTAGTTGCCCGTTGAACTTCCCGAAATCGGTCTGGATGTCCGCGATGCCGTCCAACGTCTCTTTCGCTATGCGCGTGTTCTCTGTGATCTTGTGCAGGATGGCGAGGAAGGAAGCCGCAACGACAGCCGCAAGAACGAACGGGTTCGCGAGTGCAGGGCCCAACGCCTTGAACGCGACCCCCGCCGCCTTGGTCATCACCACCAGACGCAGGACCGCGACAACTGCGACCCCGGCAGCTACTGCAAAAACTGCGATGTGATCCCCGACAAAGCGCACCGCCGCGCCAAGGACCCGGACCCCGCCAACAGCGGTATCCGCCGAACCAACAAACTCAAGGATCTTGTTGTTGAGAACCTGGACCGACTGCGCAATCGTCGGAATGGTCTTGGCAAAGCGCTCAGCGATCTGCGGCGCTGCATCGCGGAAAGCCGCCACAATCTCCTGGCTCGTAAGCTTGCCCTGCTCCGCCAACCCGCGAAGTTCGCCACGTGCCACACCCAGGCGGTCGGCGATCGTGTCTGCCACCACAGGCAACTGCTCCAGCACGCTTCGCAGCTCGTCACCACGCAACGTGCCGCTGGCCAAGCCCTGGCTGAACTGGATGAGGCCCGCGCTGGCTTCCTGCGCCGTAGCACCGGACAGGATGATCGCCTGGTTCAGCGACTGCGTGAACTGCACCGTCTCCGCTTGCGACAGCCCAAGATCCCTCGCGTTGATCGCGAGGCGCGAGTACAGCTCTGCCGTTGACTGGAATGACGAACGCGTCTGCGTCGAACTCTCGAACAACTGGCGCGTGACGTCGTTCAACTCGCGCTGGCTGCTGGTCACCACGCGCAGCCGGTTCTGCATCAGTGTGTAGGTGTCCGCGACACGCAACACCTCCGCAGCACTGCGGCGCAAGACCTCGACAGCCAGCACCCGAAGCAACATGCTCCCGAAACTGGCCGCTTGCGCCTGCGCCTGCGCGAGCGACTGTCCGACGCCTCTAATCTCACGCGCCGCGCTCGCTGCCGAGCGCGCCGCGAGGTTGAACTGTTGCCCAAGGACGCCGGCGGCTACGCCGCCGGGAGCAAGGCCGCTCGCGATCCCCGCCTGGATCGAGCTGAGCGGCACACGCAGGCGCATGAACGCGCTGCCGATCCCGTCGACGTGCCTCTGGACCCGCACGGCCTGCGCCTGCACACCAGCCAGCGCACGCTCCGCCTGCCGCGAACCGGCTTGCGCCGGGCCGGGGTCCACCGTGATGACGATGCGGAACTCAGCCACCTAGATCCTCGCGCTTCCTGTGTTGCTTCGGAGCCTTGGGCGCATTCGCGCTGTGCCACTCGCAAAGTGCATCGTCCAAGCTGGACACCACGTACGCAAGCGCTTCCGCCCACTCGCGGTCTAGCCCCCACTCCTTGGCGTACGTCTGCACAGCATCGTACGGGATCGGGCCGTGCGCGACACCGCCGTTGGCCCCGATGTACACGTACCGGCGGCACGTGTGGAGACGCCCGAACGCCTGCAACAGCCAGACGCCGAGCTGGTCGATCTCCGGCTCATCGAGATACCAATCCGGAAGCACCTGCCCGCGCGCTGCCCGCGTGCTGACGCTCCACCCGTCTCGGGCACAGCGCAGCTCCCACAGGAAGCGCGCCTTCAGTTTTTTGCCAGGGACTCCGCGTCGACACGTGTCGCGAAGTTGGACGACGTTGCGCAGAAGTCGTGGATGCGGCGAAAGATCCAGTTCGGCAACCGCTTCAGGAACGCCGCGCACTCCTCGCGATTGAACTGGACAGGCGTGCCGTCCAACGCAACCACGTTGCGCCAGCCGCGGATCACGCACACCGGGAAAACCTCACGCGCGTGTTCCAGCGATGCGTCGAGCGTGGCCTGCGTGATGTTGCCCGCCGAGATCGCGGCTGCGTTCTGCTTCAAGATGCGCAGGTGCGTCTTGAAGTAGATCGGGTTCTCAGCGGTCGCCGGCGAGACCACGAGGATAGGGGAACCTTCCTCGACGTTGATCTCGTGCAGCACGATCTCGGCGGTCGAGGAAGCGGAGACGTCAAGAGCGGAAAGGTAGGAGAAGTCTGCGGTCATCGGTGCTCCTTTGGGTTAGAAACCTGCGAAGAATATTTTGGCCGCGGGACTCGCGGTGGCCGCCTGTGGACCTGATGTCAGTCAACGTGTTCTCCGGAATGCGGTGCAGTCGGGGTTGAAGCAGGAACGCTCGGCTGCGAAGCCGGGAATCTCCGCCCTTTAGGGCGGGGAGGATGTCAAGGCGCGCACGCTACCTATCCGAGAACCACGCCGTAGCGCTATTCACGCGGGTAGTGTTCACTTGCACGCAACGTGGCATGGAAAGCGCAACCCTCCGAGACTGAGCTGATCCTGCTGGCCCTTGCCCAACGGGCGCGCACGGGCGCGGAGATCGGTGTCATCTTCCCAAGCGTCACCGGGCACAGCGTCACCAACGGATCGCTCTACGCGATCCTGCGCCGGCTCCGCGCCCTGGGGTGGATCCGAGTCGTGGACGAAGACCGAGCGGATCATCGCAGCTACCGCGTGCGCATCACACCCAACGGACGGCGCGCTCTACGACGCGCAGCCGCACGGCACGCGCGTCTCGTTGAGATCGCGCGCACCGTCTACTGATCTCACGGCGTGATCGGGATGTAGCTGATCCCCAGCGACGTGCCCAGGGTGGCGTCCTGGAACGCGTCGCCCGTCACGTTGATGAGGAGGGACGCATCCGCCGGGTACTCCTTGTCACCACCGCCAAACGTCAGGCTCGGGATGTCGATGCAGATCGCGCCCTCGCCGTTGTTCAGAATGGCGTCGAACGTCAGCGTCGAGTTGTTCCGGATCGCGTTGGGCACCCGGCTGTCCGTGAAGATGAGCTGCGCCTCCAACGTCACCTCGAAGATGCCGACGTTCACGAACGCCGCACCGAGCTGCCCGAGCTTCTTCTCCGGACTGGCGTTGTTGTTCAGCGTCAGCGTCAAGCTCTTGAAGCTGGTGTCCAGCGCAGATCCCGCCAATCGCGTCGTGAGACGCGCAACGTCCATGCTCGTGTTGAACGCGGTGGTCAGCAAGGGCGCCGTCGCCGTCGACGCACCGCTCTTTCGGGACGTGGTGAAGACCTCCGTGTCCGTGCCGATGAACACCACCGACACCGTGGCCTTGTCGGTGAGCGGCAGGTTCAGCGCCAACTCGTTGCAGAAGTTGCCCTTGGCGTACTCGAACTCGGCACCTGGCCCAGGGACCTGGAGGTTCGGGTAGGAGCCCTCGAACTGGAACGTGCGCTCCAGATACCTGTTGTCGGCCGAGGCCGCGTCCACCGACACGTTGCGGAAGAAGCGCCCGAAGAGGATGTCCATGTTGTCGCCCAGACCGTTGTCGGTGATGAGCGTCGACGTGATCTTGTCGAGCGTCAGGGTCAGCGTCGTGATCGCGGTGACGCGTCCGAACCCGATCGACGCACCTGCGCCGAACTGGTTCGCTACGACCAACCCACCTACGTGCACGAACTGGCCCAGCTTCAGGCCGAGCGACGTGAAGTCCACGTTGGCCGCACTGGTGATGACCGCCACTCCCGATGTCACTGAGATCGAAAGGTCGTCGGCCCCGGCACGGATACCGCACACCTCGACCTGCGCGTTCGCCGGCGCCGTCTCCACGACGAGCGACTGACCCGCGCAGACCATCTTGGTGTCGTTCAGGATCACATCCGCCGTGAGCACTTTGATGCCGTTATTGCCCGCGTTCACGTAGCCACGCGCGAAGAGCAACGTGGCCTCGGTCAGAGTGACCCACTGGAGCTTGTCAGCCTGCGGCTGCGTGGCTGCCGGGATCACGTAGCCGTCCGGCGTAGCGCTGATGTTCGCTGCCTTGAAGACCAAGTCCGCGTTGGCCGCCTCGGCGAACACGAAACCTTCGAGGAAGTCGTGCAGACCGTCGATGGTCAGGTCGAACTCGAACTCAGCGCCGCTGTCGAGATCGGTCGGCGTGCCCTTGCGCTTCTGCCGATCCTGCGAGATCGGTCGGCGCGGCACCGTGGTGATGTCCGCACCGAACGAACCGACGGAGTTGGGCTCCGTCTTCTTCCACACCGTCGGGGGAGCAGCGAGGCTGGGCTCGATGCCATAGAGCAACTCGAAGTTGTTGGTGAGTACGCGACCCATGGCTTGTTACTTGACCTCCTCGTAGGAGAACGGGACCTCAACGAGTGCCGCGTTCCAGATTCCATCTTGCCCAAGCTCGCGCGCCAACGCTGCTGCGAGCCACACGCGATAGCCGACGCCGCTCAACACGACGCCCTCTAGTGCTGATACCGCGGTCTGCATCAACGTGGCCAGCGGCGCCGAACCGGCATCCACTGGCACGAAGAGCTGCACCATCACCGCACCGAACCGCATGAACTTCCGCCCACCCGGCGCGCCCAACGAGTCCTGTCGACTCGTGCGGTGCCGGACGGACACACGCGCCCAGGACACGTTCTGTGCCGAGGGCCGGAAGTTCTCGTTGTCGAATCCGATCTCCGTTGCTGACGCCCACGTGGTCGTGAAATGGTCGTAGATCGCCTCGACCGATGCCGGGATGGTCGTCGACGTCACGGACGCACCTCCGCGATGGCGCGGTCGATGGCAGCCTGCACAAAACCAGCAGGTGCCTGTGCCGACGACCCGTCGTTGAGCCGGGTGATGTAGTGAACGTGGTTCGCGAGGAACACAGTGCCCTGCTCCAGGTGATACCCCGCCAACGCCGCGATCCCCGCGGCCTGGGGCCCGAACGTCACGGTCATCTTGCTACCCACCGGGCCATCCGCAACCTTGCCCACGGAAGGCAGCCAGTTCGATCGAGCCCACCCGGTGTCGATCGGCGTGCCACCGGCACCCGGCACGTTGGTCAGGATCGTCACAAGCTCCAGAGACAGTTGCTGAACCAACTGCTCGGTGAACTGATGCAAGTCGTCCATGACATCCCGAGCCCGAATCCGAACCGTACGAAAAGCCCGCTTCGCCATGGGCGTCAGGTCCGCTGCTTGAGCAGCTTCGCTGCGGCCGTTCGTCGGAGGTTGCTCGTTGCCGCTGCCCGCGAACGCAGCAGCAGTGTCTCCGCTTCTCCGTCGCCGATCAGGTAGCGCGCCCGGACCATGCTCAAGAGCCGATCACCCGGCACGCCCGCCGCGTCGAACGCATCCCCAGGCGTGTAGTCCTTTCCCTTGTTGGTGAAGGGCTTCCGCACCGGGTAGCTGCGGCTCAGACCGCCCTGCCCGCCTTGCAGCAGTGCGGTCTCTGCCTCGCCATCCCCACGCAAGTAGTGCGCGTGCATGAGCGTCTGGAGACGCGCTCCCGGAACACCGGACGCGTCGAACGTGTCCCCCGGCACGAAGTCACGTCCACCAAAGGTGAACGCCTTGTGCACCGGGTAGCTCCGGGAGCTGCTCATCACGCCACCGCCCCGCTGTAGAAGACGCCGAGGTCGGCCGCGACCAGCCGCATGTCGAACGCCATCTCCAGCTCGACACGCTCCGACTTCAGGTGCTCCATGCGGAACCGACTGACTCGGGTGCCCAACTCGGTCGCGCCGGTGTAGCCGGTCCACGCGAACGTGTACCCGCCGGTCGGCTTCCGCAGCCCAGGGGACAGCTCGCTGTAGACCAGCAGCGCGTCCTTGTTGCCGATGAACGAGAACGCGTTCGTCGCGCCCTCGGCAGCGGTGTTCTTCACACCCTCCATCACGAAGATGCGCGGGATCTCGCTGAGCGCCGTGAGCGTGCTCCGCGCCACCATGGCCGGCCCCGACGTCTGGCCGGCGTTCACGCGCGCGAGCAGGTCCGGGTGGTTCTTGAGGAACTGCCACACGCGCGCACCCAGCACCAGCGTGTTGGGACGCATGCCCGTCCGCTCCTTGATGCGGATGATGTCCGCTGCGAGATCCGCCAACGGATCCGAGCCGAAGTCGTTCCACTGAAGGAACTCCGTGCTCGTCGGAGTTGACGCGACACCCGTGCGGTCCGTCGTCCACTTGCCCGTGGCGAAGAACTTGGTGGCCCACTCGACCTCGCGAGAGACCAGCGCCGTCTGCATGAGCACCGACATGGCGTCCTCGAAGGGACGAATGCCGGGGTCCGCGTTGCCGACGAGCTGGTCACTCACGTCCTCGTGGAGTGCCCACACGTCGGCCACGTAGCTGCCCGTGGAGAGCGAGTGCCCGATGCCGGCCGACTCGGTCGCCGGCGCGCGCTTCTTCATGGCGTCGCGCCAGAAGTGCCCGCGATCGTACGTGTAGAACGTGTCGCTCTTGTTCGGGACCGGAAGGGTCGTGAACACTTGCGACGCCACGAAGTCCGTGGCGTCCTGCATGAACGCGACCGAGAGGTTCGACAGCGGCCGGTTGACGTGAACGTCGCCCGGGGTCGGCTGTGCCTTGCTGATGATCTGAAGAGACATGGTTGTTGGGCCTCCCTGGATCAGGCCAGGATGTGGTGGTTGGTGAGAAGGACCTCGACCAGATCGCCAGAGACGGCGCTGATCGTGGCCCGACCCAAAACGTGATCGGCGGATGCAGCCGTCAGCGCCTTGCCGGCGGCATCGGACTGGACCTTGTCACCCGCGGTGATGGTCCCGCCGGCGACGACCTTGGCGATGCCGCCGATCTGCACCGAGGCAGCCTCGCCAGCCACCGTCGGCTTGTTGGTCAGCACCCCGTCCGCATCACCACCGGCGCTCGCCACGACGGCAACACGCCCGGATGTGTTGAGGAGGACGAAGAGGAACTGCGACGCCGAGAGATCGGCATTCGCCGGGAGAGACACTTCGATGGAAGCCTGTTGGGTTGCCATGGCTCAGCTCGCCTTCTGGAAGAGGACAGCGCCCTCGGGAGTGCGCAGAACGTTCTGATACGCCTTCGCGTAGGTCATGCCCTGGTTCCGCGCCATCTCGTCACGAGCGCGCTTCTCCAAGGCTGCCTCCGCATCCTCGCGAGTCTCGACCGCGCCCTCGCCGCCGGCGGAACTGCCCTTCCGTACGAACGCACCAGCGTTCGCGGTGTTCGCGGCCTTGAGCAGGGACGCGATGCCCGTGCGGGTCGTCTCGTCCGCGATCTGCTCGATCGCGCCCAGCAGCGCCGACTTCACGACGGCATCGCCAGGGAGATTCGACAGCTCGGTCTCGGCGCGCTTCGTCAGCTCCAGCGTGCGCGCACGCGCGCGCTCGGCCTTCGCGACGGTCTCGCTTGCGTCGACACGCTTCGCCATCTGCACAAGCAGCGGATCCGCGCTCTTGCGGTACGTGCGACCGTCGGCGTCCGTGTAGACGATCGGATCCTGCTCCGCCGCCTTCGCCAGCGACACCGCGACCGCGACGTCCTGGTCCTTGACCGACTTCGCCAGGAAGCTGTCCTGCTCGTCCTGCGACAAGCCCTTGAGGAACGTCTTGCCCGCGTCGTTCAACGCCGACATCGCCTCCGCGCGCGCGAGTCGCTTCTGCAACGCGTCCATCGCTGCCTCGTCCGTGCCCCCGCTTGCGCTGGGGGCGGCTGGGGTGTTCTTCACCGTCATTCCGTCACCTTCGCCGGGGTCTCCGGCGTCCTTGCCAACACCCTGCGTTCCTCGGGCCGCAGGTTCGCCCGTTGTGTCGGTAGCACGTGCGTTCTTCGCGCGTGCTACCAGTTCTTCCATCCGCGCACTGCCGTAACGAGAAATCGCCGCGAGCATGGCCACGGGTTCCACGGTGTGCGTGTGTCCGCCGCTCTCCCCCAGCACGACCCCACCGTCCAGGTTCACCATCCAGGGATGGTTATGAGCCTGCTCCTCGCCCTCGCTCTGAGCCGCTGACGTTGTTCCAGCGAACGGATCCCCATCGTACGACCACGCCTCGATCAGGTGCGCGTGCCCTTCCTCGCTGCTGGTCATCACGGCGAACTTGGCTTTCTCGATGACGAAAGCCCGTTTGCGCAAGACGACGTCCGCGCCCTCCTGCGCAGGCTCATCGACGAGGCTGATCTTGCCCAACGCGAACGTGCGCATGATCCGACGCTTTCCGGGCCCGTGTTTGCCCATGCTCAGTCGTCCTCCTCCACCACATCGTCCTCTCCCCGAACGCCTCCGATCGAGAAGGCGCGCAGCTCACCTGAGACCACACGCTTGAACACTTCCGGCGACGGCCGCGCCGCGACCATCAAGCCTGTCCAGTTGGTCGTGATGCCGAACTGCTTCGCCACCGCGGCGGTGAGCGGCATCGCGAACACGATCGTCCCCTGGGCCACGTTGTCGTGCTGCACGTCGACCTCTGCACTCGACTCCATGAAGTCGAGCGCCGCCTTCATCATCGTGTCCTCGGGGCAGTGGTCGCCCTGGGTGTCGAAGTAGGGCTTGCCCTTCTTGGTGCAGATGATCGCGCGGCCGAACACGAGGCCGAGCGACGCGTCGGCCTTGAGGACCTCGACCTGGAAGCTCTTGCGTAGTTCCGTCGTCACCACCGTCACCAATCTTCAGCGCCGCGAAACGCGCGTCGCCACCGTACACCTGCACGACACCGTCTCGGAGAACGGTGCCAACGGGTCGTGAGGATACCGGAGACTTGCCCCACCGCCAGAGGTAAACGGCACGCCGAACAGCCGTTCCTGGCCGTGCATGGGCCGATGGGTGTCCCGCACGCGGAGATCCCGCCGCGTGCGCCAGACCTGCACGATGTCCTCCGGCACGAGCAACCCGGCATCGACCGCTTGCGCGTACGCCTCTATCTCCCCGCTGCGCACGCTGCGGGACGCCTCTGCCCAGGACAGGGCGTCGCTCGCCGCCACCCGGCGCTGCACCGCCGAGCTGGTCAACTGCGCCTTGGTCGGGAAGCGCGTCTTCGCCCCGGCTGCCTGCTGCAACAAGTTGGCCCGGTAGGCCAGGAACTCCCGCGCTTGGCGCTGGGTGAACCCCAACAGCATCCACACCAGAAGTGCGGTCTCCCGCGGGGACTCGTCCCGGACAACGCTGCTCGTCAACACCTCCCGCAGCATCCCCCGCTGCTCCGTGCCGAAGGACGCGACAACCGCCTGCCGCCGCGCAGCCAACGTTTGCACCACCCGCGGGCCCGTCACGTCGAACCCCGCGAAGTCCCGCCCCACCGTGGCAGCAGCCAAGAGATAGAGCGCCAGCACCTCTTCCGCGAAGCGGGATCCCACACGGTCGAGTGCCGCCTCGATCTCGCGCAAGCGCCCAGCGCGCAGCAGCGGGTCCAGCACACCGGGAGACAGGTCCAGCCGGGCATCCGCGATCAGGCGAAGCAGCACACGGCGCAGGCGCGTCGCGTGCAGATCCATGCCTACTTCCCGTGTCGTCGTCACCCTGGATCCACGGCCCGCGCCGCCTGTTTCAGCTTCGCCAGCCGCACGTACAGGATCGCCGCCCACCCGCACACGTCAGCCAGTTCCTGCTGGATCTCGTCGATCGTGCACACTGCCGGGGACCCAAAGCTGCGGTCTCCGTACTCCTTGGCCCCCGCCTCCCAACGAGCGCGCACCTTCACGAAAAACTGCTCCCGGAGCACGATCTCGTCCATCTCACACCCCTCGTACCTGGCAAGTGTAGGTGGCCAACGCAAGGTCCGACTTCACCCGAACGACCGTGTAGATCGTGTCCAGGATGGTGATGCGATCCCCTGGCCGCGGGAACGCCAGCCCCGTGATCGAGTTCGCAACCAGCAAGATCCGACGGTCCCCGCGCTGCACCAGCGTGCCGTCCATCTCGAAGTCGGTGTAGTCGTCCACAAGCCCTCGGGCTGCGTGCGACGTCGTCGTCGGCGTGGTGCCGCTACTGCTCGCCGCAGTTCGCGTGCCCGGCGTCACGCGCGTGAGCGTCGCCGGCAACATGCCCGGAGCCACTGCCTTCGCGATCTCTTTCGCGATGTCGATGCCAAAGAGCTTCACGCGTACCCCCTGCTCAAGGTCCAATCGGTGTCGGCGAAGCCGCTCAGCTCAGCGGACCCAAGGGCAGCGCCCACGCCACCCGTGCCGGTCGACGACGCCAGGAACTCAACGATCAAGTCCCACACGATCGACGGCAACTTGCCGGCGAAGATGGTGGTGAAGAACTCGACCTCGACGCTGCCCGCCTTGACGCGCTTCAGCCGCACGTTGGCGTCGGTCGCCTTCTCCAGGGCTTCCGGGTCGCTCAGCAGCTCGAAGGCCAACTCGACCTGCGCATCCTTGATCTGCTGGTGCACGGTGCTGCTGTCCACTGCACTGCCGTAGCGGTCGGTGACGCCCGTGCGCGGCCAAGACAGCGTCTGCACCGCGGTCTTCGCCCCCGCCCACGTGAGCCGCTCTAGGAGCCGAGTCGCCGTGACCAGTGCTGGCTCCTTCTCGGTTGTGGCATCGGCGAGGGTCCACGTGCCACTGCTCGCCGCGCGCATCGACTGCGCGAGGTAGGTGTTCGATTCCGTGATCGTGACGTAGCTGTTCGTGCCAACGGTGATGGTCATGCGTTCACCACATTCAGGAGAACTGAAACTGGCCCAACGGCGACGACTTCGCACTCGCCGCCCACGTCGGTGACCTCCAGCTCCTGCCAGAAGTCGCCGAGCAGACTCGCCGTGTCCGCGCGCAACAGCGTGACTTCGAGGATGCCGTTGATCGCGTCGATCTTGACGATGCCGCCGCCCGTCGTGCTCTTCTCCAGGATCGGCGTGCTCAGGTAGCGGCCGTTCTTGAACCGGCTCAACGCCCACTTGATCGTGAGCGTCGTGAGGTCGAGCGGCGGGTCACCGGGCGCATCCTTGTCGACCACGGTGAAGCGTAGCAAGCGCTTGTTGCCTGCGTAGAACGTGAGCTTGCTCGCGGTCACCGTCATGTCGCTACCTCAGTCGATGTCACCGTCCGCATCGTAGCGGAGGTCCTGGCTGGCAGAAGATGCGTGTTCGGAGTCCCGCGTGGCGTTGCCTAGCCAGAGTGCCTCACGCGCGGCCACCGCCGCGATGATCTGCTGCCACGTCGCGTTGGCCGCGATCTCCCTGTCCCATGTCGCGTTGAACTCCGAGATCGCGTCCGCGATCGGGGAGCCGATGACCACCGCCGGCAGCACGAACGTCGCGCTCGCCGGCATGAGCCCAAGGGAGACCGCGCCCACCGTGAACGCCGGCGACGCAGGCACGAACGTCGCGGTCGCGGGGACCAGGGAGACCGTGACAGTCCCAAGGACCACCGCAGGCGCCGGCGACACGAACGTCGCCACCGCCGGGGTCAGCGATATCGCGACAGCGCCCACCGTGAACGCCGGCGACGCGGGCACGAACGTCGCCGTG